CCCGAATAATGAGTGATCGGTTGCCATCAACTTACTATTGGCAGTATGCGGAATCGGTTTCGCTTAATCTGGGTAACGCCATTTACATTCCCGTAAGAGAATCCGACTATGGAGTGTTTTGCATACGCGGTTTAGGTGATGGAGTGCCTGAGCCAACTCAGATAAGATTATCTATACTTCCAAATTCAGGCCCGCCCGTTCAGTTTGTTTGGTCTATATCATCTGTTGACACGTATTCAAACTTTACGATGTACCCTGCCAACCTAAACGATTCGCCAATCGCAGGAATAATCAAACCATCCGACTACCCCAATTGGAAAGCGATCTACTTCCAAATTTTGAACGCCGACGATGAGCAAGTGTCAATGACCTACGTCATGTTCAACGTAGACAGACCTCAAACGGGGATATGTAACTGCCATGACTACACACCGATCCGTCTTGCATGGGTGGGCCGTCGTGGGGGATGGGAATACCATAACTTCAATATGCTCAGCGAGCAAGAATATGCAACCGAGCAAAAGGTATCGAAGCGAATCGTGGGCAATTATGGTGACGTGAGCGAATCGACTGACTTTACATTCAACACCTTCGACGAATCAGAGCGAGTGGTTTATAAAAAGATCGACAAGTTCATCACTTGCTCAACCGACAAACTACAACAAGGCGAATGGGAGTTTTTGAAAGGACTAATTTTGTCAAAGCAAGTTCATTGGGTTCACGATGACGGCACACACACGCCCGTGATCGTCCAAGATAGCAATATCAGAGTGCGCAACATCAACGCCAAGACACTTGAACCTTTAACGGTCAGAATCAAAGTAGCACAAGAACAACCAAATTAATGAACGACGTACTTCTCACACTTGTTTCAGATAGCGGCCAATCGGTTATACTTGACCTTTACGGGGTGGAGAAGATCGCGCTATCCTATGCGTTTACAAATCCTAGCGAGTTAGCCGTACAAGGTGGCGGGTCATGGAATTTCAGAGTGCCAGCGACCGAAACGAACCTACTTTTTTTCGGGGATATCTCCAACGTCAATTACACGGGGGAGTTTTCGTTTCACAAAAAGATCAGCGCGACCTTATCGGTGAACACCATCCCCGTTGGTGTGGGTCACGTGCAAGTGTTGAAAGCATACAAGCTCGACAATGTTTATTCAGAGATCGAGATTGTGTTCTTTGCCGAAACGCCCGACATCGCACGCGAGATCGGCACAAAGATGCTGAGTGAATTGGACTACTCGTCACTTAGCCATGAAATGACTTTCGACAACGTAATCGCAGGGTCAACCAATTGGAAGTATGCGCTAATCGATCGCGGCTATAAACTCAGTGAGGGTGGCGAGGTCAACACTCGGCCCGTGGTTTCAACTATCAATCCTATCTTCCCTGCCGAGATGTCACTCATGGTTCGGGAATCGTGGATATTTGACAAGATAATCCGTGAAGCAGGGTTCACATACACCACCGACAATATACTGCCTGAGATGGAGGCTGTGTACATTCCATATGTTAACTCAAAGTGGAATCGGTCCACGTCAATTCCTGCACAATTTTTATTCTCTGCCTACCTAACTTCAAACCTTTCAGCGGCTGCAAACACCGAAACGCAACTCACGACCTTTACGGAGGTGAACGACCCAAGTGGATCATTTAATCCTGCCACGGGGATTTACACCTCACCATTCACGGGATGGTTTACGTTCCGATTGTTCGCTACCAACGACCCAACGGCAACGAGTGGGCTGACATCGAACGTTCGCAAGATGAAACTGCGTAGGGTATCAGATAACTCTGGCCAATACACTCAGTTCACCGCATCGACCAACCCAACGCAAACACGCAACATGCAAAGTGAGGATATCACCTTGTTTATGAATGTGGGCGATCAGTTAAAGATGAGTGTGGAAAACCAAGCGGCAGGTACTTTCCTTGCAGGCTCTGACCTTGCCACGGGTACTGGATGGCTACTCGTCAACACATCGGATGCGCTCGCAGGTTTGACCATTGACGTAGGGGCCAACGCTCCACAAGTTCAGCAGATCGAACTATTCAAAGACATTTTGAAGAAGTACAATTTGGTTATGGTACCCGATCGCAACATTCCAAAGCTAATACACTTTGAGCCATTCGCTGAATACATCGGAGGCGGTAATACTTTGGATTGGACATCGAAACTCGACTACTCAAAGGATCAAGTGATTTCACCAACGACCGACTACCAAGGCAGGGTGTTGACTTTCACCTACGCAAAGGGCAACGATGCGGCAAGTGAGCTATTCAACAAAGAGGGCAAGAGAATATATGGCGATTATCAGATCGACGGATATACAATCGATCCAAACGACCATCCAAACGACTTCGCCCAAGGCAACAAAGCGGTGACTTTGCTCGCTCAATCTACGCCGTGCAATACGATCAATGGAACTTCGAACGTCGTGCCTAAATTCGTAGACGCAAGCGGTGAATTTGTCAACCCTGGGCTTCGTTACTTGTACTTCATTCCATCGGCACTATACATCGCGCTATACGATGAAGGTATCACGGATGGAGTTTTGACAAGCGTAGGGGCAGCCAATCACTATTCAGAGATCAACGCCAACTTGAATGACGATGACTTGAATTTCGCGCCCGAAACACCCCTACATATAATCACGGCCAACCCATACAAAAACCTATTCAATAAATATTGGAGGCCATACCTCAACGAACTCTATTCACCTAGCGCAAGACGCTTAGAGTGTTATATGAACCTTGATATTACCGACATCGCTACCTTTGGATTCGATGATCGGATATGGATTGTGGACGCATGGTATCGCATACTCAATATTTCCAACTATGAAGTAGGTGAGGAGGGTAGTATTCAGTGCGAATTTATGCGCCTTCTCGATTCTCAGCTCGATTGTGAATTTACGCCATACCAAATATCAACGGGTGGCGTGGTTCAGTTTATCGATGGCGCAGGAGATTTGAGTTTTGGAACTGAAAATTGCTGCAATCGATACGGATATAACTGGTCAGGTGACGATGCGCGATGTTTCGCGTTTGGTATTCCCGACGTGGATAGGCCAAACGGAGTGACAACTGAAATCACGGGTGGAAACTTTGGACTTTCCATCGATGGACCACGTGTGAGAAATGCAGGCATGATGACAAACGGCTCGAGTATTTCAGTCGATACTCAGTTCAGCTACGTTGCCGGTACGGACATCACCATCGGAGAAAACAACACCAACCTAGTCGCGGTCGGTGAACACATTATTGTGGATGAAAACTTGCGAGGGGTTGCCGCGTTTGGTAAAAACGCCAAAGTATTTAGCGGAGGTTTGCACCTTGGCGGTGGATGGTTTGGTCAAGATAGAACCAATGCCGACGGCCAATCTCAATACGGGGTAATTCCTTACATCGGAGAGGGTAATTTTGTAAACAACTCAACTCAGATACCCATTACTATCGAAGGGATAGCGAATAATCACCTAGTAATTGACGAAGGATCAGCATTGAATTGTACGTTGAATATTTCAATCTTGCAATGGAATGTGGCCACGGGTTTAATCATAGACACACGCTCGTGTTCGTTCTCATTTACTGCTTACAAAACCAACAACATCGCGCAACATTCAACGATTCATACCAATTACGACATTGGCGGTTTGCACTCAATTACCTTGCATATCGACCATACTACCAACGTGCTTCAACATCGCTTTGCATTGTCAATGGGTGGCGGTGGCCATCCACATAACAACATCAAGATAGCAGCAAGTTTAACCTATACTCAGATAAAAGAATGAGCGAACACAATTATACCGACGATCTAGGCCAAACGACTTTTAGCCGCATACGCGCTATGGTGGAAGCAGGCAACCCAATGCCTGATAAGTTCATCAAAGCCAATAGCCACAAATTGAACAATACTCACAAGTGGCTTTGGAGATTTACCATGCTCGCAAGTGTTTTACTTTACTCATACCTAACCTATACATTATTCCAATGGTTGAAAAAACTTATATAGCCGATCTTAACGTTAATGCTTCTGGAGCAATAACCAACATTAATGAAGTAGAAAAAGCCATTGAAGAAACAACCGAAGCTACTAAATCACTCAAGGCCCAGCTTCGTGAACTTCAAATAGAAATGCAAGATCTTGATCCAAGTGATGCTAAGTTTCAAGAGTTATCAAATCAAGCTGGCGAACTAAAAGCTAAAATTGATGATGCTGCGGAGGCCATCCGTAATAACGCAGGAAATGCGTTTGAAGGATTAAGTAGCAACGCACAAACGCTTGGTAGTAGATTATTAGCAATGGACTTTTCGGGTGTTGGTGCAAGTGCCAAGGCTATGGCTGCCAATGTTAAAAACATCAATTTTAAATTAGTCAAGGAAGAAATTGGTGGAATGATGCAAGGGTTCAAAGCCCTTGGAAAGGCGCTACTCGCAAATCCTATATTTTTTATTGCCGCGGCGGTTGCTGGTATCATTATGAACTTTGATAAGCTTCGTGAAATAATCGCATTTACTTACCGAGATGAAACCAAAGCACTCGAAGCAGCAACGGCCAACGTTAGCGCACAACAAGAGAAACTCGACGCCATCAGTGCGCAGGAAAACACACTTAGGTTGCAAGGCAAGAGTGAGCGCGAGATATTGCAGATGAAGATCGCCCAAACGCAAGAGGTAATCAATGCGACTAAGCAGCAAATTGAGCAACAAAAGATCGTACTTCAATCTCAGATCGCAGCGGAGGCAAGGGCAAAAAGTATTTTAGTGGGTATCATGCAGTTCATTTCTTCACCGCTTCAATTTGTTGCTGCTTCCATTGATTCAATTGGTGAGAGTTTGAAAAAAGTTGGAGTGATTTCTGAATCCTTTGGCTTGCAAGATATGCTGAATAAAGGCATCAACGGGCTTGCAGATATGGTATTCTCACCTGACAAAATGAAGTCCAATGGTGAGGCTCAACTTGCCGAAATGGATAAGCAATTGAAAGCTCTGGAAAATTCAAAAGCGGGAAGTATAATGGCGCTTCGGGCCATGGATAAGAAAGATGCAGACGAGCGTAAGGCGGCAAGGGAGAAGGAAATGGAAGAGCAGGCGCAACTCGAACGTGATCGAAACAAAAGCATAGTCGAGATGCAATCGCGCAGTGCGACCATGCTCAAAAACGAGTTCGACACGGGATTGAAGATGATCGACATGCAGGCACGCACACAAGCTGCCATGACTGAGAATCTGAAACTTGAAGAACAAAAGCGCCAAAAGATAAGAGAAACCAATATGCAATTTGCCAAGGATAACATGGTGAATGGATTGGAATTTTTGGCCAACGTCACTACCATATTTGAGGGCAAATCAAGAAAGGAGCAAGAAAAGGCTTTCAAGGTTCGTAAGGCAATATCCATCGCTCAGACTTTGATCAGCACATATCAAGGAGCGATGCAAGCCTACAACTCGCAAATCATTCCACTCGATCCATCCTCAGTGGTAAGGGGTGCGATCGCCGCCGCTTTCGTAGTCGCTACGGGTTTGGCAAACGTCAAAAAGATAGCATCGCAAAAATTTGATGGAGGTGGAGCGACGGGCGGTGGATCGCCTGGGGGCGCACCTTCACTCGGAGGCGGTGGATCGATGTCGGGAGGTACACCTACCTTCAACCCCGTGGATATGTCATTTATCAACAATAGGCCCGCACAAGGCGCACAAACCTATGTGCTCGCAGGAAGTGTGAGTAACGCCCAAGATGCTAATGCTAAAATTCAAGATTTACGAAGATTATAATACCTTTGACAAATGGAAAAGAAAAGAAAAAAAATCGTTTATGGACTATCCGATGAAGTTGTCGGAGTTTACGCAATCTCTATCGTGGAGATGCCAGCAATGGAGGCTGACTTCATCGCCTTATCGACTGATCAAAAAGTATTTTTGAAAGTCGACAAAGAACGCCGTATGTTATTCGGTGCTGCCATGATCCCCGACAAGGAGATACTACGCATTGACAAAAACACGGGCGAAGAATATTTAATCGAGTTCCCGGCACAAACCATCGTCAACGCTTCGCAGCAATTTATGAAGGATGGCCACCAATCGGACCACACCATTGAACACACTCTAAAACTCAATGGCATGACCGTGGTTGAATCATGGATCAAAGAAGGTGAATCAGACAAGTCGGTTCACTTTGGTATGGATTATCCAATCGGCACGTGGTTCGTTGGGGTCAAAGTTGACAATGACGAAGCATGGGCAAAGGTTCAGACGGGCGAGGTTCGTGGATTCTCCATCGAAGGTGAGTTCGCACAACTGAGCAAGGAGAAACAAATCTTGAATGAGATCGAGAAGGTGCTATCTTCGCCAAACAATTAAACCCTAAATTCATAATAATGAAAACAACAACAGAAAGGATCGGTATTCCCGATCAACTCACGCGGTTCAATGGTTGGTTAAGACAAACCGAGCAAATGGTACCTGCACTCAAAGAGAACGTGACCATGGCGTATGATCGCGCTACCCGTAAGTGGGTCAAGACTGCCACCTATGAGCTGACCAAAACAAATGTGAGCCGAAACGATGCGTGGATGTCTTACAACTACCTTGGACTTTTGGTCAACAATCACGGCTTCGAAGTTTCTGAGGATGGAAACCTACTCACCAAAGATGCTAGTACGTTTGTCGTAGAGGTTGGTCCACAAGCGGGCAAAGAGTTTTGGACGGGTAAGCAGACAATGGAGTTTAGTAATGGTAAATTCAAGCGTATCTACCACAATGCGTTCAGAAACGCAGCCAATGACGGAAGTCCACACGAAGGTTTGATCGGCCTAGTTGTTTTCAATACAACGACCTTCCAAACATCGCAGCCAAAGGTAGTACGTCATAAATTCAACAAGACGTTCACACGCTCTGAGTTATTGGCCTTTGGAATTACTGCCGAAATGATTGCGGAAAATTGCTACCAACTCTTTGAACTCGAAACACCAAAAGCTGACACTCACTTGTTGAATGTGGCCACGGACTTTGAACCACTCGAAGAAGGTGTGTGGGTGCCAAATGTTTACTTTAACGGCAAGGACGATAATACGTTCAACTTTGGTGCGCTCATACCACCATACGCAAACCGTACTCCTGACTTCGTTGTTCGCCTACGTGCTTACAATGATTCAACAAATGCTGACTACCCTGCACCAAATCTCTCAGGTATGGGTAACTATGGTCAATGCCTAGACATCGCATTTGAGAATGAAGCAGTGAAGCCAGTGCGCATCGAATGGGGTAGTTCTTTCGGTATTCAACAAACCGAGGACGAAGTTATATTGACATTTGATGCCAACGGTCAACGTGCTGCCATCGGTATGTGTGTGGAATACAAGCCACTAGATGGAAAAAAGACAGACAATGAGATTTACATGGACGTTCGCACTGGTGAAGTTTTCCATGATATCTTCAAATTGTAAAAACGCGCCGTATATTTGCGGCTGTATGTGTTTAAGTTTGTTTTAGTATTATTGTTTGTACAATGATTTGAGATAAAACCTCCGAAACGTCGGGGGTTTTTTCTTGCCTTAAAACGAATACTTGCCGTAGTTCGGACGTAGCTCAAAATACATGCGCATCATCAGCGCATCGGCGTAGTCAGGTGAACGTCCAAGCCTAGCCTTTATCTGATCTTTGCTAGACACTTGTTTTTTCTTATCCTCTTTGCTTGCGTCACGAACCAAATCCAATTCTTTTACGATGTTGTCACGCTGCGAATGGTCGCTGAAGTGAATCCGATTCATACTGATGGCCTCCGATAACTTGAAATAACACTCAGATTTGAGGTTGAAAAAATGCTCTTTGTCAATCGCGCTCGATCCATTGAGAAACTCACGACACCCGAGGATTCCTTTTACCCCTATTCCTAACCCATCGCTATCAACTAGCACGTTGTTGAGTTTAATCGAGTGACTAGATGCCAGTTCACGAAGGATATTGGCAACCTCGTGAGGGTATTTGTGGACGTGCTCAATCACTTTGGTGCAGTGCATACCCTTCCATATCATTATGATAGTCCTATCGTTACCCATGGCCGCAGGATCGCACGTGATAAACCCTTCGCCCGTTGGTTCGGTTGTGTTGAACATTTGCAGCATGGCATCGTAGTCGAATAGCTTGTCGGGCGAATCGTCATAATCCCAATCGCCATCGAGTAGACGTTTGCGATCACGCTCATTAAGCCTCTCCATCTTCTTTTGGTAGGCTTCATTCGGTACGATGGTGTTATCCTTTAACAAGGCTTGGACAAACGCTCTATGAGGCGGCAATTTACCTTCTTTGTACGGGGTCCAAAAGTCATTGTATAGCCATCCCTTTGTCGGGTTGCAGGTGATCAATCCTTTGGGCCGTCCGTTCACTAGGTTATAGCGCACACGGGTATCTAGGATCTCGACGGCCTTTGCACTTATCTCCGCTGCTTCATCCAAAAAGTAGTCAGTAAGTTCAAGTGATCCGAACCGATGGAAGTCTGGATCGCTCGGAGTGTCTGCCATGTCCATGAGTATGGTTTCGGACCCATTGAACCAAGTTATTCGGTTGAGTTGGCCGTTGTAGGTATAATCTTTATTGGGTGCTAATCCCATTTTTGTACACAACTCCCAAAATGTACTCATCGTGGAAAGTTGCAGTTTCTTTAACTCAGCACGGCCAATAAGTCCACGGGTGTTGGGGTACTTCAATCGCCTAAGTATTTGCCAATAGCAACCTAGCCATGACTTACCACCATACACCCCACCGCCGTAGAGTATTTGTTCTACTTCGCTGCTAGGTGATAGGTAGCTTATTGCAATCTCTTGTCGTTCATTGAATTTGGAAACGTAAGGCATAGCACAAAGTTAGGCTAAACAATGGAAAGAAAAATTTACAATAAAACACAATTGAACTTAGGTCGGATATATCATAAAACAATACTAATGTTAAAAGATAAAATCCAAGAAATCCTAAACAAGTTCAACGTAAAGTTGAATGTTGAAGAGCCGACGAAGGTAACACTTGCGGCTATGGCTAAAACAATCGAAGGCATCGAGGTAGGTACGCCTGCTGACGAGTTTGCCGAGGGTGTAGAAATCTACGTGACTATTGAAGGTGAGGTTATCCCTGCACCCGACGGAGATCACACGTTAGAAGATGGCACCGTGGTAAACGTAGCCGATGGCAAGATCGTATCGATCACTGCTAAGACCGAAGAAATGTCTAGCGAAGTGACTGAGATCATCAGCAAATTGGCCGAGCGTGTAAATGCTTTGGAAACTTCAAACGCTACGCAAGCCACTGAGCTCTCAGCGTTGAAGGTTTCAAACGCTGAATTAACTAGCAAACTTGCAACCTCCGAAAAGAAGGTGACTGAGTTGTCAAAGCAAGCCGCTACTACATCAGTAAAAGACAAGACCGAACTTGCAAAATCGAAAAAATCGGAAGACCAACCATCAGTAAAGCCATTTGAAAAAATGACTTACACTGAGCGTGTGTTGGCTCAATTTCAAAACTAACCAACAACAAAAAAGAAAAATAAAATAGCATAATGGCTACAACTACAAACCTCACAACCACCTACGCAGGCATAGCCGCAGGTGAATGGAATCTCAAAGCGTTTCTCGCCGCAGAAACCACAAAGCACATCACCGTTAAGGAGAACGTGCCGGGCAAATTGAAAGTGCGTCGTTTGACCGATAGCGCGACAACTTTTGCAGATCAGACTTGCGACTTTACTCCAACGGGTACGGTTGACATTGACGAGCGCACATTGACACTTGTTGACCTTGCAATGCAACGTCAACTCTGCACATTGACTTTCTTGCAAGACTGGGAAGCACTAGCCGCACAAAATGGTGAACTAGGATCAGTTGCTGATGCTTTGATCGCTACAATGGCAGGCAACATCGGCGCAATCATGGAAACAATGATTTGGCAGGGTACCGCAGGCTCGGGTTCATTCGATGGCTTCCAAGCCTTGTTTACTGCAGACGCGACCGTTCTTGACGTAGCTACTCCCGTAGCCATTACCGATGCAAACGTAGTTGCTGAGATCGCAACCGTAATCTCTACGTTGCCTGTTCGCGTTCGTCGCGCTCCTGAGAAGCCAAAATTGTACGTTGCTTCCAACGTAGCTGAGGCGTGGAGAAACGCTCAAAGCGCACTTGGAAACAACAACTTATTCCAATCAGGTGATGCTATCCGCATGACTTGGCAGGGTTCATACGACATCATCGAGTGTCCGGGTATGGGTGACAACGTGATGGTATTCGCGCAGGCTTCAAACCTTTGGTTCGGTACCAACAAAGAAAGCGACATGAACAACATCGTAGTGTTGGATCAGCGCAACGTGACTGGAGCTAAGAACGTAAACTTCTCAGCTGACTTCTTCGCAGCCGTTCAGTACGGACGTGGCAACGAGATTGCTTTCTACAAACCTTAATCATAAAGACGGGGAGGGTAAGTCCTCCCCGTTTTTTTAATAAAATCACACACACATGGCATGTGCATTAACTACGGGCAGACTGCTCGATTGTAAAAATCAAGTTGGAGGTATCAAAGAGGTATTCTTCGCTGATTGGAGAATCTTACAAGATTCATTGACCTATGATGGAACGGATCAAGTGACTGACTTTGCAGCGGCTACATTGTACCGCTATGAGTTGAAGTCAAACGCCAATGTATTCACTCAGGAAGTGACTGCATCGAGCGACACTCAATCCGTATTCTTTACTCAGACGTTGACTATTCAACTATCTGACCTTTTGCCTACATATCGCGTAGAACTTGGTAAAATGGTGCGCAATCGCCGTCTTATTATCTTCGTTCGTGATATGAATGATCGCATCCACATGATGGGATTGGATCAAGGTGCTGAGGTAAGTGCTGGATCGATCACGGCAGGTGGCGCGAAGGGTGACTTCGTTGGACACACTTTGACCTTTATGGCTGAATGTGTTGAGCAAGCGGCGTTTGTTGAACCATACACAACCAATCCGTTCGACAATATTGCGAACGCAACAGTAAGCCCAGCTTATTAATATATTGGGAGTTTAATTGTTTATACAAAAGGGTGGGTAAATTGC